TCCTATGCGGTTGTAGCCTAACTTTGATTTAATCTCTTTACGGTCCGTTTTCTTTTCTGGTTTCCAGGCTCTGGGATCAACTGTTTCACCAGTCAGTTCATACCGAAAGTCTGGATCGTAAACCATGTATCCCAACTTGTTCCATTTGATTACGCCATCGTCAAATAGAAAGATACAACCACGACACATACAGAAACTAGCACCGTTGTCGCTCATTACATTACCATTCACCGTGCCAACATATTTGACCACACGACCCTGGTGCATTTCTTTCAGTGCTTCGAAGTAATCAATCATTCTTCACTCCTAATAATTCTTTGATTAGGGTCTTTTTATCTTCTGTTGACATACCAATACCGAAGTGTTGTCGAATCTCATCTATACAATGAATTCCACCTTGTTCAAAAGTATCAACTGATTCAGGAACAGGATCACTAATAACTTGTTCACAACATCCGATACACTCCCCCACAATTCGTTCGGCTAATGCTTCAATCAATGCCCATTGTTTGGTATTGTTTAAGTATTCAACACTGATACCAACTTCTGCGGCTAACTGTTTAATTCGTTCGTTCATTCTGTAACTCCGAAATGTTCTTGAATTCTATTTCCAATAATCATACCTGGTCCAGACAATTTCGGAGCATCGTATTCGTAGGCAATGTCAATACATTCCCGAACAATCAACTCGGCGAACTTTGCTTGGAACTGTTCGTTCCATCCTACATGCCCGTCCTCCCAAATCTTGCCAGGGGTTTTACTTCTGATAGGAGGAGTATAAACAGAATTTACATATTCACCAGCCTGTAGAGCAAGTTCACGAATTCGTTTGTTCATTTGTAACGCTCCAACAGTTCCTGGTGACGCTGTTCTACATCTTTCATGTGGGTATCAAGTTTTTTCTGTGCGGCATTACGGTCCTTAGTTTCCTTTTGCCAGGCTTCCCACAACTCCAGGGCAGTGCTACCTTTTGCAAGAACACTGCCGCGATAGACAACTTGTTTTGTCATTATACTTTCTCTTCTCGAAATTCACCTTCTTCAATTGAGTAGACCCACTCAACAGGGATATCCAACATTACTGCAATGCTCCTAGGCTCGTGCCCCAGGTCAAGCAGATGTTCAATTTCAATTAGGATTTCGCTAATGCTTCCCATGTTATCTCTCCTTAGTGGCTGTTCAGTGCAGGGCTGTATTCGCGGATCAATTCACGCTCGCGGGCATGAGCAGGCTTGCGGCCACGAACATATTCTAACACACCATAGGTGTGTGCGTCAACACCGTAGTCGCGAATGCTCGCGCAAAGTGCCCAGTCTTTGTTTTCAGTTAGTGCACGACGGATATGTTTTTGAATGCGAACTTTCAGTGCGCGGCGCACCTGTTGACCGCAAACAGTGATACCAACATACTGGTCTTGGGTTACCGTGTTGGTAATCACATAGACAACATGCTTGGTATCTTGGCGGCGCTTGCGTTTCATCATGTATGTATTATAACACGGAAACAAATAACCCGTCAACCCGTAGGGTTAACAAAAAAGTATTACATTTATTGCTTAAATTTTCAGCAGTTTTTTGTTGTTTTTTGGCAACAAATTAATGTATTGTAGCACCGGCTCGCATAATTAGTTCAGAACTGTCAACACCAAACATGTCGAGGATTTGTTGAACTGATTCAGGCGGAGCGTCAAAAAGTTCTTCCGGGCCAAATACTGTTTTTAGGTTTCCTTCACTGTCGATTAGGAATCCGTAGTCGGTATCGGAAACTTTGAATTCGGTCCTGTCTTCGTACTCAGAGGCGCTGAGTTCTTCGTGGGTTCTTTTTGACATGGTTTACTCCCTATGTACCAATTTATTTAATGCCCAGACCGTTGAGCATTATCAAGCCAGTTAATTAACTCTAAAACTACTGCCGCAACCGCAGGTGCCAACAGCATTTGGATTTTCGATTACAAACTGACTGCTCATTAGTTCCTCCCGATAATCCAAGGTCGAGCCAGAGATATACTGCATACTCATGGCGTCTACTAAGATTTTAAAGACACCGACATCAATTTGAAAGTCATCCTCGTTAATGTCAGTGTCTAGCATAAAACCGTACTGGAATCCACTACAGCCGCCGCCTTGTACAAACGATCTAATGTGTGTACCGGGCCGTTCGCTGTAGAGTATGTCTTGGATTTTTTCTCTAGCAGAATCAGTTACAGTAATCATTTTACTTGAATAGAATCAAACTCATTACCACGGTTTGTGCTACAAAACCAACACAAACGGTAGCAATATATAGAAAATTCTTTTCAATAAGGCTTTTAAAGAAAACTGCAATCAGTGCCGCCCAGAGAAACAATACAAGATCTACTGGTGGTAGTGTATCGCTCTTGTTTAGTAGTACTGCGGCCAAGGTTGGCACAGTGGCCAAATGCATGAGCACAATACTAATCCAGCCTAGTGTATGTGCACTTAGTTTTCCTAGGTGTTCTTTAAAGAAAGCATAAATGAACACAAAAATTGATTTGAAAAAATTAACGATACCTGTAATCATAGATCACCTCAACGATAAAAAATATGGCGGCCGACTTTGGCAACTTTTTCGCGATTCCAGCCGGGGTTTATGTAGTCTGCATGATAATACAATGCATTAGTCAGTCCGGGCAACCGGAATCCTTCCATTAAGACCTTTTTAGCCACAGTCATACATTCTTCATAGACTGCCTTGTTTAAGGGTTTAATATGGGATTCCCTGTCGCAGTACCAACTGAACTGGCATACGGTTTTTTCATAGACTACATTCTTCTGGTAAATGGTTTTACAGATGTCGCCAGGGAACTTACCGCTTTCAGTGCGGTTAATTGTAACCTGTGCCACAGCTACCTTACCTTCAAATGGCTCATTGCCTGCTTCATGGTAAATGTTTTTTGCCAAGCAGGCTAGTTGACGATCTCTTAGTTCGGCTGTAATCTGGCTTTCTTCCATTGGTGTTATTTTACTGAATTTGTTGTCAATGGTCCACAGCAATAACTTTGCGCTAAAGAACACACCAATAACCATCATAAAAATAATTACAGCAGTTCTTAGGTAATTCGGAAGGTCAGAATTACCTTCCAATTTATCTAAATTTTCTGTCATAGTTTCTCCTTTACGGTGGTACAAACACTACAACTTACATTGTAGCACATGTATTAGTTGATAATCAAGTATTTTTTGATTAGCAGTCTGGTCGTGCATTGACGACATTACTGTAGGCTACCGGATCCAATTTGGTATAGACTGGTATATTTTTTTGAGCTAACAATGCCAAATTGAAACCTTCATCGATGCCGGCCTGTACCGCTTCTCCAAAAACATCGTTTGTGGTAATTTTTTTTATAAAATCACTGTATTTTAAATTTTTTGGATCAGACCAAACATCGTGTAGACCAAGTGCAAAACTAGAAACGGAATCAGGCGTTGCCTGTGTCTCCTCATAATTGATTCCATTTATTTTTGAATTTGCTCTTTCTCTGAGCAAACGATTGAAAATTGCGTTAAATTTATTTTCGCCTTCGTTAAGTAATGTCTGTAGTTGTGTCTTGTTACTGGTAACCAAGGCTTCTGTTCTTTGTGCGATCAAAGTTTGATCAACGGGTCTTGCAGAAAGTGCATTCTTTAATGCAAGTCCTTCGTCAATAGCTGTAATTTGATTTTGAATGTCGATCAACGATGTTATATCTTCTGTGTAACCTTCGCCGGCCAAGACTCCAATGTAGTCGTATATTGTAGGGTTACCAAACACACCTGTTCCAATTGGCAGTTTAGATTTTGCATTGTCAAATAAAGAATTTGTTCCAAGCCTTTGAACTCCGGTTAAGTTAGGTGTCGGTGTAGCCTTTATACTCAAATATGTCCCACTGAGATCTTTAAAAGATTTAAACTTGCCTCCGATGTTAACCATCTTATTGGCTAAATCTTTTAGTGAGCCGCCGGCAGCAACCAGTGCCTTAGGACTAAACAATCTCGAACCATCAAGAACATCCACTAGAGATTTTATGCTACCATATGGCTTAAAGTTTGTAACTGCAATAATGGCACTTAGTTCTGTTCCGGTAATAGTTGCCATTACTGCCAATAATTGCTTTTCGTCAGCAATGGCAAGATTCGACACATCAATGCCACCTTTCGTTAACAATTCATTAACCAGATAAAAACCTTGATTAATTAAGTTCTGGCAAAGTACTTTGGGATCGTAGATCCTATCTAGTTCAGAAATGTCAAACATGGTTCCGAACTCGCCCATTTGTGTTAACATTTCTCTTGCAGAACTATT